CCTATATTTTTTCTCTCTGAAAGGGAGAAAGTCGGAGGGGAAAAGGGGGACGCGGTGGAGACGCTATCGCGTGACAAGACGACGGGAGTGCTCCGGTAAAAAAAAAGAACTCCCCTGCCCCCCTACAGGGGCACGGGGAGAACTTTTTTTTTACTTCGAGGGGGTCTTGCTGATAATCTGCTCTGTATCGTATTCTAAAGCACTTACCTGCTTCACGGATTTAGGGATGGTATACCACCTTGCCCGGCCCGCCTTGCGCACCGTGTTGACCAGCTCTTGGCCTCCCTCGGGGCGATGTTCCATAGCGATACAAGAGCGGTAAGGAGTGAGGCGGCAGAACCAGCCAACACGGTTACAAAGGTAAATACGGTCGCAGAGGTCACGAATCTTTTTATCAAAATCCATAGTCTGAGACGAAACAATAATAGTCAAATGATATTTGCGCTGCATCTTGAAAAATTCAACTGCTTCGCGGGGCATAGTCCTAAAGTCACGGTTAGAGTGAAGAACAGCAATCTCATCAATAAGGATGAGCGAATCAGGGAGAAAGGTCTGTTTCCAGTATTCCGACTCTAACTCATAACCAATCCCCATGTTAGAATAGATAAGACCTTTATTAGAATGAAGCCACTTATCAGCAACACGAGACATATACAGAGACTTGCCAGAACCTTTTGAACCAACAACAGCTTCCAATTTGTAGGGATTTTTGCAATAATTATCGATATATACAAAAAGCCAGCAAACGATAAAGACAAGAAGACCATAAAGCATAACATATAATCCTTTCATAAAACGAGAAAACGTCGCCGACCAAAAATGGTCGGCGGCGTTTTCTCTCAGCGGTTAGGAACGGCCGGGAATCCAGCGACGGAGGACACGGAGAACGATACCCGCAATAGTGAGAATCACGAAGACAAGGAGAATGGGCTGAGACTCATAGAAATCAATGAGCTGACCCATCCAAGTAATCATTGACGTGAAAAACTCACCGACCAAGGAAAGCAGCGTTGCGAGAATAGAAGTAGAAGCGCCCTGAAGTCATCATCCTTTCTTAAAAATATTTATGGCACCTGTCACGGACGGAGCAGGAGAACCAACATAGAGAAAACAGCAGCGAAAATAATGAAGTAACCAATCTCGGGAACGGAAAAAATGCCGAAGCAATATTGCAGAGGAAGAATAGTCATTAGCTCATGCGCCCCCAAATCGCATTTTTAATCCATGTAACAGTAGTAATGAAGACAAGGACAACAAGCAAAGCAGAAACGCAAGCTTGCGGATTGAGAACTTGAGAAGTGGTTGTGGAATCCTCCTCATAAGGGAGCTGAATAAGTTGAGTTGAACCGCTATAGGAGTACCTTTCGGACGTATAACCGGACTTGTGCACCGTCTCAGTGCGTTCGATAAAAAACGCATCTCCGAACCAATCCATAATAGCAGTGAAACTATTAGAGACGTTAGGGAGATTAGCATACAAAGCCGGAGTATCTGCGGCACGGTCATCATAAGCGGTTAGACTCCCTTCAAAAGGTAATTCTTCTTCCTGCGGAACATAGCCGTCGCGGAGGTCTGGAGATTCATTAATATTCTGCGCGGGTGCCTCAGGAGCAGGAGCAGAATGCGAGGGAGATTCAACAGAGGATTGAACGTCCATATCGGCGACAGCCTGTGCAGATGCCTTTAGATAATCATACTGCTGGACGGTCATATCACAAGTACTACCATCTTTATATTGCACAGTATAGACGGTAACACAGTCAGAATCAACCCAAGTTTTGATAATATCAGGGACTTCCATCATTTATCACCTCCATCCCAAAGACCACGGAGAACAAAGCCAACAAGCGAAAGCAGAAGACAAACCAAAACAAAGTTGCCAAAAGTACCGAAGCCAAAAAAGGAAATAGAAAGCACATTGGCAATAAACGATGTAAAAACACCAAGAGCGGAAACAAAGTCTACCATGGCAACCAATCCTTTACGAACTTATAAATACCGAGACCGACAAGGAAAACAACAACGGCAATAACGAGAGCGCCACCAGAACCGAAAAGGCCGAAGACCTGTTTAAAAAAGTCGATAAAAGTCATCCGTCAACCGCCTTTCGTATCAACATACGGAGAACAACAGCACCGAAAACCATAAGGGAAATTATGAAAAGGAACCCGCCGAGGTTCTGAAACAAGGCATTGAGCGCCGAAATAGAAGTTGATGCAACGTCAGTATCAACGGTTTCAGTATCGTTCCAGCCCTGAATAGTATCTTTTCCGTTCTCAATATTTTCAGATGCTTCCGGGAACTGATTGATGAGATCATCACGCAGCTGGTCATAAGCATCAGTATCAGCGGGAAATTCGTCACCAACTTGTAGACCATCAGGAAGCTTATTGGCATCAACCCAATAAGAAATAGTACAACGCACACGAGCAAAAGAACCATACATAGCAGACAAAGAAGAAGTAGCCAGATTTAGGGGAAGAACAATCCAAATCAAATCAGAAGAAGAACAATTGTAAAAAGGATAAGAAAGACCAACATCAAAGTCACTAGTACCAGAAAGACTTAAGTCTATAGGGGTATAGACAAGATTCTGCCGCGTCTCCAACGCTCCAATAACAGAGAAAGAACTATCACCAACATCAGTTTTTTCAAAGTTATAACCAAAACCAGAGGCACTAACAACGTCAGGATAAGAACCAAAATAACGATAATAAAGAACAGGAACAACAGACAAGTCACCGGAAAAAGAAGATGCAGAAGAATAAGCCGAAAAAGAAAAGCGCATCAGGGTATCACGATGAACCGGCAGAATACAAAAAGAAGTCTGAGAATCTGAACCATTATACCGACAAGAAAGACCCTGTATATTGGAAATCTCGACATAAGAACGAGAGCCGAGCGGAATATCAGAGCGCCACCAATCAGGATAATTTACAGGTTGAGCCCAAACATCATAAAAAGTAGAACCGGAAATAGTCTTACTCGCAGCACCAAAACGAGTGTACAAGGGGACTTGATACAAAGCACCATTTTCGTACGGACTAAGCTTAAAATAAGTAGTCAAAGAACCATTTTCACCGGTACGCTGCTCAGAAGCAATCACGCGCCACTTGCGTGTAGAAGCATTATTAGACGCGAACACAGGAACACAAAGAGACGCACAAAGCATCAGAGCCGCAACAAGGGCGGCGAACCGTTTCATCAAGCACCGATGCTTTTTATTCAATTCGCGCACCCCCTCACGGCAAAAGCGTTTTTCCTGTCGGAGGTCAATCAC